CCATTATACCGAAGTAAGGATTAGTAATTTTAAATATATCTGTTCTTGTATCTTCTATACGGTCTGCAATAGTCTTATGTTTTGCTATATCTTCTCGTACCTTATCTATCAGTCCATAAGCTTTATCATCTAATGTAGGATGGTTTGCTTGTATCTCAGCTAGTAATTGGTATAAAAGACCTGTATCTTCTGCTCCAAAACCATAACTCATATATCCTTTTAATTTTTCTAAATCTGTTTTTAATTCAATATTGTCGGCATAACCTCTTTCGTTTACCTTATCAATAATAGTTCTGTATTTTGTTTGTAATTTCGCAAATTCATTCTGTACTTCTTGTCTAGATCTTGTAGTAATAACAGTTTTACCATTAGTTTCTTCTGTCTTGTACCATATGTTTTCCATGTCTTTATCAAACTCTTGATTAGCAAAAGCATTACCTAGTTTTTTTCTACCTTCTATCCTTTGCCTAGCTTTTTCATCAAAATTATATTCAAATTTTGCATATTCTTCTTTAAATTCTGGATGATTTATTAACGTACCACCATCATTGCCATACCTTATAAGACTTGCCATTTTTACAGGAAAATCTCTAGCTACTTGTTGATCTGCTGGATTATCACTACTTGCCAATAATTTTGCATTATTAATAATAGATTTAGATATAACGTTAAAAGTTGTTTTTGCATTAGTACCTGTAAGACCTAAATTCCTAAGTCCTGTTGCATAATCTTCTACTATTTGTAATGACTCTGCATATGCTTTGCGGTTAGGATCTACTTCACCAACAAAAGTTCCATCTTCTATTTGTTCTAGTTCTGCTGCTGTGTAAGGTTGAATAGCTCTATATTTAGAATATGTAGCTGCAAATGCTGTAACTACTTGCGTTGACTGTGTTTGTATTTGTGTGATTTTATATTTTCTGTTTTCTTTTATATGATGATTTGCATTGTTAAAAACATGTTCTTGCATCTTTGGATAAAAATGCTTGTTAAGAAAAGCTGGTCTGACATCACTTAACTTATCTGTATGTTTTTTTACTATGCCATCCCTCCAAGCTTGGACTACAGGATCATTAGGTGCAAAAGAATTTATAGGTTTTTGTATTGTTTCTCCTGTTTCTGGATCTACGTATGGCAATAACGTATTTGTATAACCGTTATCTAATGCGTTTTTAAGAGACTGTTGACCTAATTTTGCTCTTGTTCTTTCGTATTGACCTTGTATAAACATACTTCCACCAATCAAATTATTTGCAGCTACATCACCATTTTTCTTTCTATAGTTATCTACAACATCTAAAAAACCACCACTATCTACAGTTTCTTCTATTGCCATTCTTTGTCCTTCTGCTTGATCTTCTTCTATCTTTTCTTTTATATTCTGTTCTATTAATTTATTTAATCCTGGGTTTATTGTTGATAATGCACTAGCAAGTTGACCTATAGCATCTTGTGTATTCACAGGTGCAATCTTGCTTTGTTGTACAAAAGTATCTCTAGGTCTTGTACCAGATTTAAATTCTGTTCCTATGTAAGAGTCTGTCATGCTAATGCCTTAAGGGTTGTGTAGTCCATTAGACCTTGATTTGCTGTTTGTGCGATTGTATCTAAAAGCGTAGGTGCTTTTTGTGCATTTACATATGCTTGATTTTGTAAATCTACTTGTTGATTTCTTCTACTGTCTCTCTTCGCTTCAAATGCTTGTACATCCCTAGAATATTGCCTTGTTTGTGTTTCCATAGTTTGTGCTATTGCTTCTCTTAGGTTAGCAGCTTGGTTTTCTGCATCCTGTAATAATAAATCTATTGTAAGACCTGATCTTTCTGTTGCCCTAACTGCTGCTCTAGCTCTCATACCTTTTATAGTAGCTGTTAGTTTTTGTTGTGCTGCACTAGCTTTTTCTTCTTTTAGTCTAGATGCTGTAGCTTCTACTTCTCTAGAAAATGCAAGGTCAGCAGCTATAGCTCCTTTTCTTGCAGCTTCATATGCGTACTGTGCTTGTTGATTTGCAATTCTTCTTTGTTGTATGCCACTTAATAATTTTGTACCAAAATTTAAAGCTTGCCTTCCTAAGAATGGTTTTGCAGCAGAACCTAACCCTAAGAAGCTACTACTTGCAGTTATACCAGTAGCAAAAGGTATAGCTGATGACGCAGCAAAAGCGGCAGGGCTAAATATTGAAGCTGCGGTTGCAGCAGGTAAAAATGTAGGTGCAGCTATACCAAGACTACTTCCTACTCCTAAAGAAAAAGGAATTGATGAAGCGGCAGCACCAGCAGAAAATAAACCAGCACCGCCTAAACCTCCAGCAACAGCAGGTGCAGCAAAAACACACATTATACTATCCTCATAAATTCATAAAAAGGTTGTTTCTGATAACCAAACTCTTTATGTAAATTTATAAAATTAAAATTCATAGACCTTAACCACTTGATAGCATTTGTATTTTCTTTATAAACATAATTATATAAATAATCGTGGTTTTTTAATAAACTATCTACCCATTCCTTACCTTTTCTAATAAGTTGTATTCTATATTTTTTGGTTTCATATAATTCATCAGTAGCTACAAACCATATACATTTATCTTGTGCAACACCACATAATCCCATAGGTTGATCTTTATCACCTGCAACTGTCATTGTGATACTACTATTTAAATAACTATAAGCTACTGCATCTTCTGGACTTTGACCACTTTGATAATATGCTTCTATTTTATCTATTACCCTCATATTGTTTATAACATGATCTAAATCTTTATTATTAGACTTTCGTAAATATCCCATTAGATCCTCCTACTTCTTACATGAAACTGTGCTTCATATTCTGCACTAGCTAATTGTGTAGGTAAAAAAGTGTCATTCTTAACATCTATAGTAACTCTATCTGCTCTACTCATAACAGGAAATTTAAATGTACCTGTTTCTAAATTAATACTTCCTATAGAACTAGAAGCTGCTCCTAAAAATCTACCAGTAAACTTATGAATACTTGTATCTCTATTCTGTGGTGTAACTTCTACTTTAAAAAAACCAGTATCTTCAAACTTAAGATAAAAATTACGTAACTGTAATCGACCACTAATTACTTCTCCTTGATTAGAACCTCCACTACTTTGTGTAAGTCTTTGAGTACTAAATCTATAGTGCATTTCGTATGACTCGCCAATTATAAATTTACTATTTCTATAATCGCCACTTATTGTAATTGTAGAAGTAGATCCATCTGTAGCATTAGCAGTCAATAAAACTTGTCCAGGCTTTAATGTTTTTGTATTGCCTTGTGTATCTACAAATGTGCTTGTTTCTCCTGTATCAAGATACCTACCTACAACAGTCATTTTTGCTCTTAACCTATAAGGAACTGTAAATGTAGAAACATCTGTACTTGAGTTATATGAAACACTTACACCAGTAGTAGCTTCTGTAACCTTGTGATCTAAATGATATTCAAAATCTGCATAGGTTTCTCTAAAGTTTGCTTCAAATGGTATTTTTTCTAGAGTGACTTTATTTGCCTCTTCAAAAACAATAAACATATCTGTACCTATAAAATCAATATTTTTAATACTTCTGTTTGCATTAAACGTATATGTTGACCAAGAATTTAGTATCTTTCTATTGTTATCTCCTATTAACCATCTATTTACATACAACTTATTAGGATTATCAGAACCTAGTAATACCAATACATCTTCATTAGTAGATACTGCAAACTTAAATATATTTGCTGGTATAAGTCTTGGTACGTGTATGGTTATATTTGCTGCGTCTTTTATTGCTGCATTTTCTTGTGTTATATACTCTCTTACACCTGCAAACTGTCCTTTATCTGTTAGGTAATATATAGAACTACCAGAACCTACAGGTGCAACAAGATCACTACTCTCAAACTCTGTTGCAACTATAACGTTTGCTGATTTTGGTGTTAAAGAATCTGATGAACTAGCTAATACAAATTGCGTTTGATCTGAAAACAATATTAATTGTTCTCCCATCGTGACTGCATTTTTTAAAATTGCTACTTTTGTATGTGATGCAGCTACGTCAATAGGATCTGAATCTACAACAGTTAAAACTGTTTCTGGAAAGAAATTAAAAAACTCTGATACTCTTGATAAAACTACGTTGTCATCTGCAAGAAAACCTAATCTATTTCTAAAGAAAAATACATTATTTATATTTGTACCTATAAAAGAAGGGTTAGGTGCTGACTCTAAATCACCTACAGTTCTTTCTCCCCATTTCGGTAATGTAAAATCAGTTCCGCTAATTGTATATGTATCTCCATCTACTCTTGCAAATCTAAAGTTACCATCTGCCTGACGTATTAAAACATGCGGCATAGTACCATAATTAAATTTAAAATTTATACCAGCTTCTACAGTTTCTTCCCATTGTCCTTCTTCTAACGTGCCATCTACAGTACTGTTATTAGCTACAAATTTTACATAGTAATTATCAAAGTTTGTTGTTTCATCACCTTTTACTTCTACTACATAACCATGTGGTGAAACTGTTGGTAAATCTGTAAATCTTTGTACCGAGTCTTTAACTACAGTAAGGTGTGAATTACCTTGCGTGTCAGTACCATCTATAGAAAAATCAGAACCATCATTTTTTTTAATACGTAAAACAGCACCATTTTGCGTAATCGTAAAACCAGATAGACCTGATAACCCTGTTCGTAAAGCTGTAGCAACAGTAGTCGTACTTAATGTACTATCACTTGACGTATCTTTAGTTGCTGTAGTGCCATCTACAGTAAGTGTATAAGTAGTCTTATCTGAGACTTGATTTACAAATACAACAGCTTGGGTAATATTGCCAGGAGACAAACTACTGTCCATAGCAGCAGTTACAGATGTATTTACAACAAAAGTAAAGTCAGCAATAGTAACTGTTTTTATTTGATCTCTTGGATTAGATGTATTTAAATATGTTGTACCATCAGGTTTATTTACAGTTTTTTCTGTACCGTCTAACTCATAGACTTTTACATTCCCATTACTAAATATTGCTATATATCTTTCTGTTGTGTCTCTGTTAATAGTTTGTACATGAACATTACCTAATGTAGATGTGCTAATAGAAGTGACAAATTGTGAGCCACTACGTTTTGTTAATCCTTGTACTGGACTGCTATTTGCGTTGTCTTGTAAATCTGCGTGGTCAGCTTGTTTTGTAGCGTCAGCAGCTTGTGATATACCTCTTAATAAAGTAGGTATAGCTCTAGATACAAGTCCCATAATTACCTAATTAATGCTTTGCTTGGCATAAATGTACCAAACCTACCTGAGATTGCTGGATCTCCTGTAAGAACATTATGATCTGCAATACTAGCATCACTATCTAAAAATACTGCTCTAGCTCTTACTTCGTCTTGTTGTGTATATGTACGTAAACCGTCATCACCTAAAACTCTATCTATAAAAACTCTTGCGGCTTTTATGTTTATATATCTTCTGGCTGGTTCTGGCAATTCATCAAATGCTAAAAAATATACTATTTCAGCTTTTAGATCTTCTGTAAAAGAAAATGTATGGTTTTTTCTATCGTATAATTTTAGTCCTCTTTGTACAGGATCTATATCAGGATGATTTGCAATGCTTACATCTACACGTAAAGCACTTGTTGGTAACGCAATACTATTACCTGCATCCCTAGTAAGAACTACATCATATTCATAATTGAATGACCACCCTTCACTTTGTATTTCTTTACTAGCTTCGTTAAGAAAACTTTGTGCTTGTCTTGCATCAACTGGTAACGTACCTGCAAGAGAGTTTATTGGTGCTTCTCCTACTGCACTTAACATTACGTTAATAGCTTCTAATTCTGTCGTAGCTGCTATTGTCATCTTTTCTTAGCAGTTTTAGCTGCTCTCCTAAAATTTGCTGCTGTTGGAGAACCTTTACTGCCTGGTTTCCTCATCTTTTCACCACTACCAGCTTTAATACGCTTTCTTTTTGCGTGGATGTTTGCGTATAAACCAAGTTTTTTCTTAGCCATAATTACATCATTTTCTTTGTGGTTTTCTTTTTCTTAGTAGTTTTCTTTTTTTTAGACTTAGGTTTTGTCTTAGAACTACCGTAACCTATTCCTTTTGGCATAAAAAAAAGGGTATCTAATAATAAGATACCCCATTTTTGTGAATTAGGAAGCAGATAATTTAATTGTTGCTGCTGCTTCTGGTCTTAGGATTCCATGACCAAGAGCATACTTAGCAACCATTAATGTACCTTGATACATCAATCCATAGTCAGAACCAGAGATTTCAGTAGTCATGTCCATTAATTTAACAGTACCTACAGCCGACTTATGGAAAACTAAACCAATAGTTTTACTATCGTCACCTGCGTAGCTGTTATTTGTACCAGATACTTCAGAACCTACGTTTGACTGAGGAACGTTGTTGCTCATCATTACAGGCATACCAGCAATTTGCTGAACTCTACCTGATGCAAATGAACCGTTACCGCCTGGGTTGAAGTCAACGTCTATTGTTCTAGTTGCTGATTCTGCAAGTTTGTAATATTCGGCAGGAGGGAGAACTACGAATCTATCTGTAGTAGGAATGTCACGCTCGTCAAATGTCTGAGCTATGTCGTAGATAGCTGCTGCTAACTCATCACCAGTAACGTTTGCTGACGCAGTATTACCAGATGCAAGAGTTAAAACAAGACCTCCATTACCACCAGTAAGAGTAGTAGAAGCTCTAGAAGCATTTGCGATTACCTTCGCAACGTTTTGATCGTATGTTCGGGCTAAAGCCTTTCCTAATTCGGAACTATAGGTTTGCCTAACATCATAGTGGTTCTTGAGACTATCTATATCCGCTACAAAAGCCTGTGATATCAATAGATCATCAATGTTTATGATCTTTTCATTGGCTTTAATTTGGTTTGCTCCAACCAAAGGTGTGCCAACGGTATGATAAGCCGCAGTTGCAGTTCCTAGAACTGGAAACTGTGCTGATTTTCCGCTTTCTATTTGGCGAACTGTGTGCATCGCTTCGTTGAAAATATTATTTTCAGCAAACGAAGTTAGGATCTCACCCGAAAACGTTTTAAGAAACAGAGCATCAAAGCCTGTTCCACTATTGTTTACAAGACCGAGCCTTGAAACGGTGGCATTAGCCATTTTTCTAGTAATAGTAAGGGTTTACAGACTTCTTATCCATGACGTAAAAGTGTTGTCAGACGTATCTGGCACTTTTAACTTACAAATCAACTTCGCTAAAAGTCAAAATGGAAGTGAAGTTAGTTGAATTATAACAAAAACATATATAAGGTAAAGTTAATATGACTAAAAATCGTTATGCCACTTACTCCTAGACAAAAAAAGTTAGATAAAAATAAAAATAATAGAATAGATAGTAGTGATCTTGCTAAACTAAGAAACAAAAAAAATGCCAAAAACAAAACAAAAAAGAAAACTAACAGAAAGACAACTTGATTCTTTAGCTCGTCATAAGAAAACACATGGTCACACAAAAAAACATATAGATGAAATGAAAAAGCTTATGTTACAAGGTAAAACTTTTACCCAGGCACATAAAGCTGCGATGAAAACTAAAGGTAAATAGTTAATTATTTTTATGCTGGATCTGCCTTGTCATCATAGACATTGTGACGTACAAAGGTGCAAGAGCCATAATTCCTACAAAAGTTATTATGGTTACAGGCACTAATGCCTTTGCTATTGCTTCTTTCATAATATGGACGAAATATACTTACCAAACCTACCAGACACAAACTATATACTCAATCCACCTAAAACAATTTTTTACCCCCCTGTAGCGGAAGTACCTTATCTAGACCCAATTCTTTTACCGAGTCTGGAACAAGTTCAGTCGGGTTTGGGAGAAGAGAAGGCAAAAACTTCTTCAGAAGAAGAGGAGCAAGACGAGGAAGTAACAGGTATAAAACAAGAAGTGATCCCAACGAACCTGCCAAAAAACTTAGAAAATACTTCATTAGAAACTGTAGGTACTTTTAATGTACCATTTTTCGGTGAAATGCCAATTCCAGCACCAGAAGTAATTGCGTCAAGTGTAATCGCTGCTGGTACTGCAAGTATTGTCAGCGTTGGAGGTGGTATTGCTATGCAAGCAGTACTAGGTCAAATCAAGAAAATATTTAAAAAGATCTTTACTAAGGTTCTAAAGAAAGAGGTTAAGGATTTTCAAACAAAGAAGAATTAGCTTTTACATAACTTCGTATATTGATTACATCACTACAAATATATGCGAACTTAGATTTAGGATTTATCATGTAGCCTGATGCGTGAAGCTGTCCGCACTTCAAGATACGAACTAGCTGCTTATCATGCACTTGCTTGTCTAGTTCTTCTTTGGCTAAGTCTAGCTTTACTTTGGATAACTCGTTACAAGTTTGATTATCTCCTAATGGAATCATAAAAGACATTTGTACACCCCAACCTTCATTGATGCTATAGGTTTCTTCACCTTGAGCATCATTACCTGTATAAAAAGGAGTTACAGCCATAGTAGGTTGACTGCAAATTAAGTTTCCAAACTGTTGCTTACCTGTCATTCCATTATTGATATTCATATTCTGATTGATAATACTTGAATTACCAACAGCATTAGGTTGAGCTTGTACGTTTGTATCGCCTTCAGCCTTTGCTTGGTTACTGGCTAAACACAGACAGGCTAGTAATAACGCTTGTAGTCGTAATCGCATCATTCTGTGTAATCTTTTCAGTCATTTGGTTTGCTGCTCTGGTAGTAACAGACAAAGACCAATCAGAAGTTACAGTCTTTGGTGTAAAGATTGCGTCTGAATGTGCTATCCCACCACTAGAAGCACTTGTAACTTCTATGTTTGAAGCTTCCCAAGTGTTTAACGCTGCTCCGTATTTCTCTGTAACTACGGATCTTGTTATTGTCTGAGTAGTATTCTCTGTTCTGTTACTAGAACCAGTAGTCCAAGAAGGAACTCCATTGGCATATACAGGGCTAAATACAAACAAAGATAGCAATAACAGTTTCTTCATTTTTTCTCCTGTTTAGGATCTACTATTAATCTTATAGGAGTATCAATTCGTACAAGTTGAGTACTACCTAACACTTCTTGCAACTCAGCCTTTACAGTCTTACCATTTTTACCACCATTCTCTTTGCCTTTTTGTGTAATAGATGCTCCGAAACTACTTGCAAGACCTACAAAAACTGAAGCAATAAAAGTTGGGTCTATCTTCTGCTGTGGTATTCCTAGTTTTGACAGATCTAAGTACGATAATGACAACATCGCTGTTGCCCAAAAAAGTAAAATAAGTCTGACCCCTAGTGATACAAACTCAAACTGTTCCTCTCTGCAAGGTACAGCTTCTTGTAATTTAAACCAAACACTTTTTTTATTTTCTTTTGGTTGTTCTGCCATAATCCTAGTGAGATACTATAAATATAAAGAAAGAAGCCAAGATTGGCAATAAGCGATAAGGTAAAAGTACAGACATAAACCCAATGTTAAAAATTTTAAAACCAATTTTACTAAGGTTTCTTACTACAACTGCTTGTAAAAGGTTAGTAATAGACTTACTTCGATCAATCTGTAAGCAGACCTCAAATACATTGGATGATAAAGCTGTTGATATGTTGGAGCAACAACTCTTTCCTAAAATGAACTAATGAACCATAAAGAATTTTTTGATGTTCTTATTGGTAATCCTCCTCCCGAAGTAGAGCTTGAAATAGAAATAAAATGCAGAGAGGTGAAGAATTTACCTGATTTTGTTATCAAAGACTACTGTTGTGACCTTGTAAAACACGTTAGACTACAAGATATGTTACTTGTCGCAGCTTTAGTTCGGATTTCTGATACAGAAGGCGAACTTTGGAAACTTGAACAAAAGCTAGAACGATACAAAAAACAAAAAAAATTAGGTTTTATAGGTAAACTTAAGTATGTTTTATTTGGCAAAACGAGTAAAAAATGATTATATTAAACAAAAACAGTAGCTATGACTAACAGAGATCTAAAAAAACTAGAAAGTTTGCATAGTGTATTAACAGGAGTATTACTTGACAGAGTAAAAAATCCAGAGGCAAAAGCAGGTGATTTAAACGTAGCTAGACAATTTCTAAAAGATAACGGTATTGAGTGTATTCCTACAGAAAGTAATGGTATGGAAGATCTTATGCAGAATTTACCAGACTTAGATACTATCCCTGTAGCAGAACTATAACGTGAAAGTATTGATTGCCTGTGAATATAGTGGCAAAACTAGAGACAGCTTTATTAGAAATGGACATGATGCCATAAGTTGTGATTTATTACCTACAGAATCCCCTGGGCCACATTATCAGGGTGATGTAAGAGATATTATTAATGATGGTTTTGAATTGATGGTTGCACACCCGAGTTGCCAGCACCTCGCTTGTAGTGGTAGCAGGCATTTCTGGAGAAAGCAGAAAGAACAGAAAGAGGCGTTAGATTTTGTACGTTTACTGATGAACTGCAACATACCTAGATGGTGTATAGAAAACCCTATTAGTGTTATAAGTACTGCTATAAGACCACCTGACCAGATAATACAGCCTTATGAGTATGGTGATCCATTTCAAAAATCTACCTGTTTATGGTTAAAGAATTTGCCATTGCTAAGACCTACAAAGATAGTAGATAAGGGTGAATTTTATATAAGTCCTAGTGGTAAAAAAATACCAAAATGGTTAGCTGTATTAGGTAAAGGGAAAGGTAAAGAAAGAAGTATGAGTTTTGATGGGATATCTAATGCTTTTGGTGATCAATGGGGTGACTTAAATAGACTACCTGTACCTATAGAACAATTATCTTTATTTAAACAATATGCAACCGCTTCCTAAAAAACTACACGACTTTAGATATTTTCTAATTATTACCTGGCGGCATTTAAACCTACCAGATCCTACTCCTGTACAACTAGAGATTGCAGAATATCTACAACATGGAGAAAGACGTAAAATAATTCAAGGATTTAGAGGTGTAGGTAAAAGTTGGATTACTTCTACTTACGTAGTGTGGCGACTTCGTATGAACCCACAACTAAAATTCTTAGTAGTTAGTGCTAGTAAAGATAGGGCTGATAATTTCTCTACGTTTACCATGCGATTAATAAACGAAATGCCTTTATTATCGCCATTAATACCACAAGATCATCAACGTAATTCAAAAATTAGTTTTGACGTAGCACCTGCTAGTGCTGACCACGCACCTTCTGTTAAGTCTCAAGGTGTTTTAGGACAAATGGCTGGTTCTAGAGCAGATGAGGTGATTGCTGATGACTGTGAAGTACCAAACAACAGTTTTACGCAACCGATGAGAGATAAATTAGCAGAGTCCGTAAAAGAATTTGACGCTATCTTAAAACCTGGTGGAAAAATTACTTTTCTAGGTACACCACAAGTAGAAAATAGCTTATATCTAACCTTAGAAGAACGTGGTTATACAACAAGAATATGGACTGCTAGATACCCTGACCTAAAAAATAACTATGGTGACAGACTTGCACCTACATTACACCGTAATTTAATAGATGGGATTGTAAAACCTAGAGATCCAGTAGATCCACAACGTTTTAGTGACTTAGATCTAATGGAAAGAGAAGCATCTTACGGTAGATCAGGTTTTAACTTACAGTTCATGTTAGATACTACCCTATCTGACCAAGACCGATACCCTCTAAAAATTAACGACCTGGTAATTAGCTCTGTTAACCAAGAATATGCTCCAGAAAAAGTTATATGGTCTAATTCTCCTGAGTATGCACTAACAGATTTACCTTGCGTTGGCTTCAACGGTGACAGATTTTATCGACCAGCCCAAGAATTTGGTGATTTCATAGAATATACAGGTTCAGTTATGTTCGTTGACCCTTCTGGTAAAGGTAAAGATCAGACCGCTATAAGCTGTGTAAAGATGCTTAATGGTAATTTATACGTAACTGAGTGTTTAGGCTTGTCTGGGGGCTATTCCGATAGGGTTCTGGAGCGTATTAGTAGGATTGCTAGAGATCATAAGATAAATACTATTATTGTTGAACAAAACTTCGGTGGCGGTATGTTCTCAGAACTACTAAAACCTTTCCTTATG